ATTTAATAATAATAAAAGTTATTAAATTCTTATCAATTATATTTTTAATTAATTATACCATTTCATTATAATCTCTTTATAATATCTATATATATATATTATAATGCCTGTTTCTAGAAAATTTAAAAGATTTAGGGGTGGTAAAAAATCACGCAAGAATTTAAAGAAGATTACACGTAAAGTAGGTGGAAAGTTCGTGAGGAGGTTAAGAAAGAGAACCCGCAAACCCAAAAGCCAGCGCAGAAATACTAGGGCGTTGGTTGGTGGCAATCCAGGCGATAGCGTGGTGGTCACACTCGAAAAGCTCACCGAGGCGGAAGCAAATCGCAAGGCAGGGTCCCGAGCAAATGAAATTTTTTTATCGTGGGAATGTGCCACCCAGGCGCGCGACGAAGTTTCGGTGCTGCACCCCAAGCTGGTCAGCGAGAAGCCGTGGGTTGTTCTGTACAAGGCGCTCAAGGCGCTCGCGTGGGATGATGACGGCTCACCTGACGGCTCACCTAAGTACACTTCTGAGCCTCTCTCTCACCTGGTCGACAATCAGGAATGGAATAATAACCTGGGGGTACAATTTTTAATATCGTATTTAACTAAACTAAACTCTTCTTTAACTAAACTAAACTCTTCTTTAACTAAACTAAACTCTTCGCGCGAGCTAAAGGATATTATAAAAAAATTTATAGATGTTTTAATCCTCTCGTTTTTACGAAACCCAAACAGTGGAGACCACAAGCGCATGTTTCAGTTTGCTCTCGATGCCAGTAGTTTGTCGAAGCCCACGGGCGTTTTTCCCAGAAACGCGAGAAATTGGCATGCAACCGTTGTGTACGTATTGAAAGAACTACACGCATTTGAGTCACATCAAACATTAGTGTTTCAACGTTTATTAACATACATACTTAAGGGAGGCAGGGTGATGTGCAGGGTGACCCGGACGCCGGCGGCGGAGGATATTTGGGGATTTCTCACAATCTGTCAAGACTTCTGGATCCCACAAATTAAAAAATTGTCAGATACGCGCCCAAAAAAAATTCTTGTTTTTGACCTTGATGAGACGCTGATATGGGACTTCGGAATGAAGATCTGGGTTGAGCGCCCTGATATGCAGAATATCATAAAAGGCATTTCGCATCCAAAAATCCAAACAGTTATTTTCTCTAATAAACCGTTCGCGTTCGCCACGAGCAATCGCTTTTCTGGGCTCTTCCCGTTGACTAAAGATTTAATTGATAAATCAATATATTTAGATAATAGCACAAGTACAGACAGTGATATTAAACGATATATATCTGATAATTATGAATTCATAGACACGAACTGGAGAGCACCAGAAAGAACGACCTCGGCCGCTGCCGCCGCGCAGAGCGGGGGCGGCTCAGAAGAAAATGCTATGGAGGCAAAGGCTACGGCGGAGGCGCTGATGGAAAAAATAAAAACACAAGTCGAGCAGCTTGATGCCACGCAACTACCCCTGGCGGCGGAAATAGGCTGGCATCGCAAGACGTCGGAAATTGCGAAGAAAGAGATACACATATACAAAAACCCCTTACTATTACTAGATTTTTTACATATTATTTTTGGTTTGGGCCTTTCGGACACGCGTGATACAGAAAACAACCCTTATAATCCCGAAATATATTGGTATGATGATCTACCTTTTACTTCTCAACAAGTCAGGGACCAAACCAATCCCGGGTTTTGTGGTGTCGGAGCTCGTCCTCCACCGTGCGAAATCACGGGCGACGGCGTGGCATTTCCGGGGGAGGACCTCAGCGAATGGAGAAAAACATATTTGAATAAGGAAATAAACTTAAATCTAATAAATGTTAGTGACATGAGGAGAGAGTATTTAGATTACGATATTGATAAAAGAAAACACCTTGGACTAGGAAAACAAATAAGTACTCATCTTAAGAAGCTCATCGAAACCTTGAAAGACGAGGTAAGTGAGGAGGAGGGGGGGAGACCTAATTAATTATACCATTTCATTACTTCTAGTTGTTTCTATCTCATTATAAAGTGTTCTTTTATCTATAAGTTGATAATGTGTAAAATATATACCAAAACCTATATCGGCTATATAAGGGGCTATCCAGAACTGTATCTGACATGTTAAATATACAAACATATCTAATATACTTGTTAACCAATTATATGTATTATATAATACAACTATACTTTGTGACTGATAATAGTAATTTATATTCCAAGGTGTTTTATGATCTCTAATTACATTAGTTACAAAGGGACGTATTGTAGAACCTATAACTGTATATGATATACCTGAAAATGTAGAGTAAATCATTAACAAAGCCCATTTACCCCAGTTATCTATCTTAATACCAATAAATATAATTTTTTCACTAGGTCCAAAAATCAAAAAATCATCCTTATTTCTAATTAAATATATTAAAAATCCGCATACTATCATTGTCCATCCAAACAAAGTTATTAAACCTGCTGATCCATTGTAATATCTAAATGTATCATTACTAAGAATCATTAATTTAAATATAAAATTGATATTAAATAGTATTTACTAAATATTATAACACACAATATGACCAACTATATCTTAATAGATGGTAGTTATTTTTGCTTCTTTAGATATTATGCCCTTTTAACTTGGTGGAAAAACGCCCATCCAGATGATGAACTGGATGTTCCATACAATAATACAGCATTTGTAGAAAAATTTAAATCTACATTTGTAAGTAAAATAAAGGAAATTTCTAAAAAACTAAAAATTAAAGATCCAAAAATTCTTATAGGAAAGGACTGTCCTCGTAAAGAAATTTGGCGAATGGAACAAGAATCTGAATACAAAGTTAATAGGGTATATGATGATACTTTTATGGGTGGTCCTTTCTTTAAAATGGCATATGCTGAACTTTTCCCCGCATGTGTCTCAACTCCACCCTTATTTGAACCTCATCTCGAAGCAGATGACTGTTTGGCTATTACTACAAAATGTATATTACAAATGGAACCAGATGCTAATATTACTATAATTACCAGTGATACAGATTATCTACAACTTCTTAAATATGATATTCATATTTATACTTTAAAGTATAAAGAACTAAAAGAAAGTAAGACATATGAGGATGATCCAGAAAAATATTTATTTTGTAAGATTTTAATGGGTGATAAGAGTGATGATATACCTGGAATATTTAAAAAATGTGGTCCTAAAACTGCTGAAAAATGTTGGCAAGATAAAGAATATTTTGAAAAAAAACTTAAAGAAGAAAATGCACATGAAAAATATGAAAAAAATAAAAAACTTATTAGTTTTGAAGAAATTCCAAAAGAATTAATAACTAATTTTGTTAAAAATAATTTAGATAAAATAAAAATGTAAATATATATGGAAAAATCGTTTAAACAAAAAAATTGCATGGAATATTGTAATTTTATTTTAGTTAATAATCCAAAATTTAAAAAAGAAATTATAGATTATATTGAAAAATCTAATAAAAATGATTCTAAAATAGATTGTGCAAAAAACTACAGTAATAATAATATTTGTAAACAAATCTTATCATTCACTAAAGATTAGTAAAATCATATTAAAGTTAGATACTAATAAATATATATATGATAGTTAATTTTCCTATATTAAAATTTTTTTATAAAGCTATGCTTACAGGAATTCCTGTTGCGATTTATAATCCATATAATAATAATAGATTATTAACACCATGTACAATTAAGGCTGGTAGTACTTATATTAACTATAGATTAAATGAAGAGCAAAAAAATATAATTCAAGATTATATAGGTAATGATTTAGAATTAATACCTACAACATTATCCTATACAGAAGCATTAAGCGATAAACCATATTATTTAAGTATTAATATTTATAATTGCACTAGTCCGATTTTTAAATTTGTTTCTGATGAGCAAATTACAAGATGTGAAATAAATACATATATTAAAAATAATGTTAATGATACAGGTACATTAATAATGGATTATACGTCCAATAAAGGATCAATTGACCCTGTAACTATATATCAATCTTCAGATAAACTATCTTTACAACAACATAGTAATAATGATACTAACACAATCATAACTTATGGTTCAACAAATGGTAATAATATTGATTTATCTTTTTCATATATTAAAACCGCTTTTGATAAATTATTTAATGTGGACACTAATTTAATTAAATTAACTGATAATATTTTTTATAGAAATGGCATAATAGATAAATTATATTATGACAAATCTCTAGTTTACTCGAAACAAAAAATTCCTAAACTTCTTTTTATTAAATTTTCATTTTTAAATATTACATTCAGTAAACCACATAGTATATTCTATTTTCCAGAAGATATTAACTTTGTAGGATCTATATGGGATAATTTAGAAAAATTTTAAACTAATAATGTAAAGGAATTAAACACTTGTTTATAGTTTTTATCCTTTATTCCCTTTAAAAACATAGGTATTAATAAAACAAAAAATCTGTAAAAAAATATAAATACTGCCATTAATCCAATTATATAAGATAAATCCATCTTATATAATTATTTATATTATATCTAATAATAAATTCTTTTTCTAGTTTTATATCCTCCTTTTTTTGAACGTCTTTTTGTTTTTGGTTTAATATATTCTTCAAAACTTTCTAAATGATATTTTAACTGTTCTTTTAATGATTGTCTTTTTATTTTGCATTTTGCTAATGGTCCTAAGAATTTATTAAGCACTTCTGTTTTACCTTTTTTTAACTTTAAAACAACAATTATATGGATAGTTTTACCTCCTTTTTCTAATTCACTTTCAGGTACCTTAACTACTTTTGTCTCTTCATCTTTTTTTTCATATTTAATAAATCTTGATCCACTTTTGATGTTTCCCCAATAAATATTTTTATTATTAAATCTAATTTCATTTTCTAACTTTCTTTGTTTGTAAATTGTATCACTATTACCATCACGTATTGGTATACCATATTGATCATACACATTTCTACTATATTGACTGTATCGCCCATATTGATCATTATATTTTTTAATTTCTTTATCATATAAATTTTTATTTTTACTAGTTAGTTCAGAACTAACTAATCCAAATGAATATTTTGATCTTACTATTTCATTATCACCTGCATTATTTGGTAAAGTAATATTTCTATTATCTTTAAATATACTGTTTAAAATTAATGTTATATTTTTTTTTAAATTTTGTTCAATATTTGTTTTTTTTTCTTTAATTTTATTATTTATTTTTTCTTCTTTTTCTTTTAATTCTTTTTCAAGATTTTTTATATCATCTGTAATCTCTTTATCATTATTACTATCTTTTTTATTATATAATTCTTCTAATCTGTCCTTTAATTTTGTTATTTCTTTTGTATCTGGATTATTTTTATACTCGTTATCTAATTGAAACGCTTTTAATTCCTTATAATTATTAGTATTTAATCTTAATAATTTTTGATAGGTTTTTAAATCTATATTATTATTATCATTATTTCTTAATTTTATTTCATCCAATTCGTCTAATTTTACTAATATATCTGATGGTACTATTATATCATTGCTTACTGTGTTATCTTTTAACATTGAGGGAGCATTAAATATTCCGTAATCTACACCATTATCATTATAAACATGTATTACTAATTTATTTATACCTTCTTCTAATCCTCTTTCCATTACTTATATTATAACAAGATTAAAGATTATTATAAAAATTATAAAATGCTACACTTCGCTCATCATATAAAGCATTATTTCTTACTCTATTAAGTATGTCAATAGCCTTTTCTATTTCATCATCTGTTATTTTACCATCATTATTTAAATCTAATGCAGAATTTAAATTTCTCCATTTTTTAGGTAATATACACATTTTACTTTCTTCATTCAATAAATGATCAGCTAAAATTGTAAAGGCTGCTGTTAAAAGCAATGAAATGATTATATCACGTGACCCCACCCAAGACATAGCAAATATTAATATTTGTCTACCTAATTTATTTTTTAAATATTGCTGTTGATTTTTACTAAAAGTAATTGTTATATAATTTGATCCTACATTTAGTAATATCATTACTAAACCAGCAAATAATTTACTATCATTTAGTAAATTTAACCTATTATTTATCGATTTATACATATTAGATGACACCATTATTATAACTTAAGAAAAAATATTTATAATTCACTGTGCGTGTTCATAGGTTTAGGTTCCATTCCTACAAATCTTTTAAACGCAGATCTATTTAATACTTTAGGTCTAAACATTTCCTCAACTCTTAATCTATCCATTCTCGATACTACAAATGATGAATTAAATCCCTCTAGTCTTTTAACAGTCATTCCTTCATTTGTTACTTGTAATGATGCTATTAAAATAATTGTTGCTAATAAACCCAATACTGTATGATTTACTGTAAAATAAACTACTAAACCTAATATTAATATTTTACCATAAATAGTATTATATATACCATCTAAGGATACAGGTTCTGTTATCATTATCATCATTAACAATATTAATAATACTAAATTTTTATTAACTTTCATTATATATTAATGAATATTATTTTTCAGTAGGTTTAATAAAATTTAATATCTATTTTTAATAAGAATGTCTCTTTTAAATTGGGCCGCACCATTCGATCCACAACCTACACATAATAAAAAAAATAAAACTATCAAAAATAGACCCTCTAACTCTAGTGAAAATGTTAAGTTAGATAACAAAAAATTACATAAAATGTTAAACTCAAATAATGATACAGATTCCGATTCAGAATCTGACTCTGGTTTAGGAGATTTTACCCCTCCTCCTAAAGCCGAATTAACTAAAATCCCTGATGATGTAGATATTCACAATTCTTTACCTCCACCACCATCTCAAATATCTTCTAATATTAATGTTAGTAATCCACAAAATACACCTTCAAAAGATTTTGGTCAATTTAGTGATGAATTTAAAAAACACTACAATCATAATGTTTCTCACCCTTTTGCCGTTTATAATGATGATACTAATGACTTATCTAACCGATTAAACTATTTAATTCAACTTCTTGAAGAACAAAAAGATGAAAAAACACAAAATGTTACTGAAGAACTTATTTTATATTGTTTTTTAGGAATTTTTGTAATCTTTATTGTAGATTCTTTTGTTAAGGTTGGTAAATCTAAATATACTAGATAACTTCATTTCTAGGTACCATACTTCCTAAATTATTTATTTTATTTAATCTTTCTATTGTTTTTTCTCTATTGCTTTTTTCATGTTTATTATCAAATAAATATCCCGTATTTGTTGACTGTTCATTTTTCTTAATTTCTTTATATATCATATCCACCTTATTACACACATTCTCAATCAATTCTTTATCCTTAAATATATTTGTATTTAAATTGACTCTATCACAGCAAAGACTTACTGCATAATATAATATATAAACTCGACGTTTCTTAACTGTTGGTACATACCTTATACAATAAAGATTTAACAAAGATTCCATAATTTTTTGTAATGCCTCTGAATCGTCTTTTAGTTTATTATTTAATAATCCCCATATTATCCAAATTATATCATTTTGATATTTATTTTCTACAGGTGGAAACGTGCGAAAACTACCTTCACATTTTTCTTTCTTTTTTTTACACTTGCTTTCAAACTCTATTATCCATTCTATCCAATAACACGCTTGAACACTGTTTCCTATATCTATATTATATGATAACTCATTTAAAGGTATAAATATCTCTTTTGGATCATTTTCTGAAAAAATCTCTTCTATAAATTTTACATTTGGTGCTTTTAATTTATCCGAAAATGATGTCATGTCAAAATCCTCATTCTTTACTTTTAACTTTTCAAAACTATGTTTCTTTGTTGATAAACATAAAACCGAAATTATCTCGCAAAATAATTTTCTTATATTTGCATGATTTCTCATACTTATCTCGTTTCCTACATAACCGCCCTTCAAAATTGCCTTAAAGGTATTAAAACGCATATCTATATATATTGGTAGTTTTGGATTGCCTATATGTATATGTTTACATGTATAAAGTAATATTATTTCCCATAAATCCATAAAATTACCACTACATACCAATTCTGCACACCAATAGCAACTATTTTCTACCCTACCTTTTAATAAATTTTCTATTAATTCCTTTTTTACATCACTTTTTTTATATCCTGAAAATGATTTGTCTTTAAAGTCCTTTTCTAATCTTGCATCATCTATTTCCGATGGATCCATATTATCTTATTTATACAAAAATTGAATTATTTGTTTTATAACGCATTATTATAAAACAAATGGATCGCAAAACGTATACCGGTTATCAACTTAGCGAGATGAATAGTTCCTATCCTTGGAATAATTCCATTAAAAATACTGATACTATTAAAACCTCCACCAACGAATTTAAATTAGTTGCTACTGGTTATTGCAATATTCATAATGGAAGACAGTATGTAGCATTTCCTAAGGATCATATCATTACACAAAGTGATATTCAAAAATATAATTTATGGCCATAAAGTTACATCTTTTTGATACCAACTATTTTATATGTTAAATGTGCTGTTAATCCAAATAATATACCACCCCATAATGTATCCAACAGCAATACCATTAAATCCCATTTGTTAAATAAAATATAGTTTGTTAGTTCATATACACCATATATCAAAATACCCAATCCGAAAGCATCTTCTACTTTTTTTCTAGGTTTTATTATAAAATAATATAATCCAAATGACATTAAACCATATATAAGAAATAAAGGTGCCATTTTTATTTTTACATCCTCCTGCTGTATTTTTTTTACCATTTTAAAAATGTATCCTTTGGCATTAAAAAGATAAATAAAATCCAGTGCTAGAATAATAACTATTACATATAAATACTCCATTTATATATAATAACTATTTAATTTATTATACTCGATAGTAATATAACTGTTGATAACCATTTCTAAAATTCCAGTTTACATTTGAACCTTTAAAGGTCCATTCTTGATCTTTATTAATCAAATTTTTCCATTCAAATGGCGCCATTCTATGGAAACTTTCACCATCAAATCCATATTCCATCCCCCCACAGGTTAAAACACTACAAAAATGTCTGGCACTTGTATCTCTAACTAATACTGAATCTAAGCCATATTTTAAACCGCCTCCTAGGTCTATATTAAGTAATTTGTTATCAACCTTTCCACTACTTCCTGAATATTTATTAGAAGTGTCTTTTTCAGATGGTCGCTTCCTATCATATATAGTAAAAATAACCATATCAGGATATTTAGAATAATAATCTCTCACACCTTTCCAATAATTTTCCAATTTAACTGGATCTGTTATATCTATGTAATCAATATATAATGATGTTCCATCTATACCACCACGAAGATATTCTATTATTTGATAGTAATAGTCAGTTGGATTACTCGGCATTGCCGTTTTTGCTATATTTAGTTTTTTAGGTAAAGCTTCATATATCCTTCTTATAATAAAATTGGTATCCATAAAATATGCCATTTTATTTCCTGATAATGATGCTTCAATACATAGATTTAATATAAAAAATATTTTATGTAATCTTGGAGGCATTTTTTTACTTTGTCCTCGTTCTAATTTAATTACACCTGTTATCATTGCTTCTCTTAGATACTGCGAGAACTTACGACCCTTATCACTAACATAATTAATCATAAATCCACTATTAAACCAACAATTTGATTGCCATTGTATAGGGGCTATTACTTTTGAACAATCTATTTTTTTATTTTCATATAAATTAGTTAATAATTGATTAATCGCATCCTTAGAATTATAATTTACTATTTTACCATTTTTTAATGTTATTTTTGGATTATTATATAATTTTTCTAATTGTTCTTCTGCCAAATCATATGCTATATCACTTCCAGGAGTATCTCCTCTATCGGAAGGACTCAATTTTGCTATTATTGGTGTTAATACATTACTCATAATATTATATTTATCCATTGTTATTTTTGGTTTTTCTAACAATGATTGAACATTTGGTGAAAATGATTTAAGTGCTGCTACGCGAGGTGGAGATACTGTTATAGTTTTAGATAATTCTTTACTAATTTTAAGATCAGGTTTTGGAGTAGTATTTTTTATTTTAATGGTTTTTTTAGGAGAAGGTTTTTTTTCTGGACTTTTTCCTTTATTTTTTCTTGTTTTAATTACTCTTTTTACATTGTTTTTTTTATGCCATTCACCTTGTTCTGTTTTATAACAACAATCACTTAAATTGTCATAATATGGTTTATCATCTGGACAAAATCCTTCATCATCTATTTGTGGATTTCTATTATTACAGTAGTTTGCTTTATTACTTTTTGGTGATGGTTTCTTAGGCGATGGTTTCTTAGGTGATGGTTTCTTAGGCGATGGTATCTTAGGTGATGGTTTCTTAGGTGATGGTTTTTTAGGCGATGGTTTCTTTAAAACTATTTTTTTAGTTTTCTTGGGTTTAGGAGATGTTTTCTTAGGAGTAACTTTTTCACATAAACACGTGAAAGGATTTAATTCATAATTTTCTAAACACGTAGGTTTCATATTATAATATATTATAATATTTTATTATAATATATAATGGAGAGCATATCTAATACAGTTAAAAGACAATCGTTACCAAGTTTACCTAGTGAAATGCCAGATATAAATGGGAAAAGTGGATCTATGTTTTACTTGAAAATTGGTGTTATTATTATTATTTTTGCAATACTAGGATTCAATATTTTTACTAATTTAGGATACATAACTGATCAATTGGCATTTATTATAAAACCTGTCACTAAATTTTTTGCTTCATTAGCAGGTAGTGCAACAAAAACCGCAGTTAAAACTTCTACAGCAGGTACTCGTCTATTAGCTGATGAAGTAGATAAAACTGTGGATGCTGTAGAAGACGCAGTTGATGAAACTCCTGAAATTAAATTACCAAGTGTAAAAAAACTATCAAATAATGTGGGTCAAGATTATTCTGTTCCTTCTATAAGAGATACTGTTCCTACACCAGATGAAAGTAATAGTCAAGTGCAACAAGGAGTAGTTGGCAAAAAGGGATTTTGTTATGTTGGAAATTGGAACGGATTTAGAAGTTGTGTAAAGGTATCAAAATCTAACGAATGTTTATCAGGAGAAATAT